GTCATATATGTCGAAGTTTACGTTGAATAGCAGGGGAAGTAGGGCAGCGTGGGGCTGTCACGTAATCGATTGCTTCAGTGATTCATATTTTCAGACAAAAAAGGCTGGATTGATATCTTCTTGTCACGCTGCGGTGAGTTCAAAGCTATAATGAATATTAGAGGAGTGACGGTCGATATGCACTTGGTTATAAATCTGTATGTAAATAGGGAAAAGTGATAATGACCACGGAACGTACTCTTCGTGTATTTCCACGACGGACACGTGCAACACCAGATGATGATTGTGTGCGAATTAACAATGAGCCTGGTTTGGGTATATATGACACCAATGTCTGTGCTGTACATGTTAGTGTTACTTTTTCATGGGATTTACCTCGTGCTTATCAATTGGCAAGAGCATGGGAGCGAATTGCCCCTGTGACGATTGGTGGTCCAGCAACCGGCACGGCGGGAGGTGGCTTTGTTCCCGGTCAATATCTGAAGACTGGTTATGTTATTACCAGTAGGGGATGCCCTAATAAGTGTTGGTTTTGTGATGTTTGGAAACGAGAAGGGCCTGTTCGGGAGTTGTCGGTTTGTGACGGCTGGAATGTACTGGACGACAATTTACTGGCGTGTAGTGATAGTCATATCCACAATGTGTTTGCGATGCTTCGACGGGTGCGGTCATCAACTCAACAGGTGCAGTTTACTGGTGGATTGGAAGCGGCTCGATTAAAGCCGTGGCATGTTGATGAACTTCTTACTGTCAATCCTTTACAAATGTTCTTTGCTTATGACACAGAGGACGATTTGGAACCATTGCAAATTGCCGGACGGATGTTGTTGGATGCCGGGTGGAATAGAAGAAGTAGAACGTTGCGTTGTTACAACTTGGTCGGTTATCCAAAAGATACTATATCAGCGGCTGAGCAACGGATTCATAGGACGATGGTTGCTGGATTTATGCCGATGGCCATGTTATATCGTGACCATTCTGGGGATGTTCCTGACGTTGAGTGGCGACAATTCCAGCGAATGTGGGCACGGCCAATAATTATCGCACGCCACATGGATGCGGTGAGTTCAAAGCTATAATGAATATTAGAGGAAAGGAATAAATATGAGAAGAATTATAATCAATTACGATGAAAATGTGGGACTTAATGTAGCTCTTGTACGAGTGCTTAAAGTGATAGAAGAGGGAAAAATTTCAGAGGCTTGTGGAGTGCCTCATTATTGCTGGTGTACCAGGTTCTTTGATTGTAGGGTTTTTGCTTTAGTGAAACGGCTGAAACGAAACGGCACTAGAACAGAAACCGATTCATTTGAGGTTAGAGATAGAGAAGAGGAGAATGACTAATGGCCGATAAAATCAAACTCAAGTACAGTTTTGGAAAGACTATCAATGCCGGTAATTATGAAAGTTTTCGAGTAGATGCTGGGGCTGAGTGGTTTTGTGAAAATAAGAAAGTAGATGTAGATAGAACATTTGCGGCAATGAAAAAGTTTGTGGACGGTAAAGTCCGGGAAGGAGAATTGGAATGCCAAGTGTGAATCGGGAGAATGACCGCACGATTGATAAGTATGATTTGGATAATGAGTGGCAAGGTCAATCGGAGTTGTATGAAAAATATGCCACTCAAGCAGCAGATGCCAGGGAAGATTTCGATCAAGATGAAGCTGCACTTGATTTGGTGATAGCTGAGTGCGATATTGCAATTCGTAAGAATCCAGAATCGTTTGATTTGCCAACCAAGTTGTCAGAGAAAATGATTTCATCTGCTATCCTGTTGCAAGATAAACACAAGGTGGCTTTGGCAGCAGTTATTGAATCAAGACGACGAATGAATTATCTGAATGGAATTGTGAAATCGCTAGATAGTAGAAAGACTGCTTTGTCCAAGTTGGTCGATTTGTACCTAGCTTCATATTTCAGTAAACCAGTAGCTTCCGAACAGTCAAAGGAGTATTTGGAGGAAGAGGAAAAAAGGGCGGCTCGAAGAAAAGTACGAGTACGCAATAAGGGTGAATGAGTGGTAAATGTATTGCTAATTTTGTGTGGTGTAGTATTGTCGCCATTTTTGATTTTCATTTTGGTGAAGACAGCGACTTACGCATTTTTCAAAGGTAAACAAAAGTTTTTTGAGGAGACTAAGGATGTCGAAAGCTAGAGAACGAGTATCAGCCAGGAATCGTGCAGAGAATCACAAGTCAGGTTTTCAGAGTTCAGCATTGGCAACTGATGGTGATGTTACTTTTTTCAAGGTAATTAAAGAAGAAGTTCGTCGAATGGATTTCATTCCGTATCTGGTTAAGGGTGATGCTAATCCAGAATGGCCGAAGGGTTCATTGGCATACGAACGAACGTATTATGTGCATAAGAATGTGGGTGCAGGTAAGGAAACGTTTGTCTGTGCTGCTAAGACAGCAGGTAAGCGTTGTTTCATTTGCGAACATCGAACAGAATTGGCTAAAGATCCCGACCAAGATGAAAAGCTGATTAAGTCTTTTTTGCCAAAGGAACGACAGCTTTTCAATGTAATTGATGTTGAAGATCGTGAGTCGGGTGTTCAGTTGTGGGATTACAGTTACCATCTGTTTGGGAAGAAGCTTGATACAGAAGTGAAGAATTCAGATGATGACGAAGAGTATGAGTATTTTTCTGACCTTGGGGATGGTCTGACACTTCGTGTTTCGTTTGAGGAAGATTCGTTTGGTGGTGGGCGTCCGTTCTATACGACTGCTACAATTGGTTTCAAAAAACGAGATAAGAATTATACGGAAGAAATTCTTGAAGAAACTCTTGATTTGGATGATATCATAATCATTCCAAAGTATGAGACGGTAAAGGCTGCGTTTCTCATGCTTGATGAAGATGAAGATGAGGATGGACCTAAGAAAGCTGAACCACAACGGGAGAAACCCAAGTCGCAAGAGAAAGAAAGGAAAGTAACGACTGAGAAGAAAACAACTAAATCAGAAAGTCCTGAGTTTGATTACGATGATGAGGTCATCGCACTTGATTATGGGCTTGTGACAATTAAAGAACTACATCCTAGTGGTGAAAAGTTTCGAGTATTGGCTGATGATGGAGAGTTGCATGTAGTGTCGAAGGACAAACTAAAAGCTATTCCAGATAATCCTTGCACTGCTTGTCGGGGATGGGGTAAAAACAGCAAGGGTGGAAAGTGCGTTCCATGTGATGGTTCTGGTGAACAGCCAGAGAATAAAGCCACTTTCCCAGATGAGAAAGAAGAGAAAGGAGAAGATAGTTGGGGTGACGATGACTGGACTGATGGAGAAGCTACAGAAGGCATCGTTGATGATTCTGGTGGAGATGACGGCGGTTGGGCGTGAATAGTTCGCTTGTATGAAGGAATGTGATTGATGGCTAAGAAGCAAAAGCAAAGTACGGAAGCACTGAAGAGTATGTTGGCTAAGGCACCACGGAAGGTGTTGAAGCCAGAGGACTATTTGCATACTGGCAGTTCGATGGTGAATTTGGGGATTACCGGCTTTGTAGATAGAGGAATTGCCAAAGGAACGTTCGCACTTTTGGTGGGTGGTTCTAGTGCTGGTAAGACGTGGCTGGCTCATACTTGCTTTGCTGAAGCTACTATCAGTGAAGCATTCAAGAACCATCGTCTTATCTATGACCCATCTGAGAATGGTGCGTTGATGGATTTGGAATTCTACTTCGGTAAAAAAGTAGCAGATAGATTAGAATGGCCACGAGTTGTTGATGATAAACCTGTCTATAGTAAGACAGTAGAAGAGATGTGTTTCGCTATCGACGATGCTTTTGATGTAGGTCGGCCGTTCATTTTTGTAGAAGATAGTATTGACGGTTTGTCGTCAAATCCTGAACAGAAGAAATTCGATGAGCATAAGGAAGCAAATCGAGCAGGTAAAACGGATGTGAAGGGTGATTTTGGAGATGGCAAGCCGAAGATTCTGTCTCGTGGATTGAGAACGATTGTGAGTGAATTGGAACGCACAGATTCGATTCTAATCATTTTGAATCAGACACGGGATAATATCAATGCCGGTCCATGGGAGCCAAAGGAGACACGTTCTGGTGGACGTGCGTTGATATTCTATGCACACACAGTTGCATGGATGAAGGTAGCCGGTCACGTTGAAAAGACATTCCGTGGTAAGAAACGTGAACTTGGTGTTTTGACTAAGATTAAAATCAGAAAGAATAGAACGAATGGAAGGGTTCGTGAGGTAACAATTCCGATTTTGCATAGTTTTGGGATAGATGACCTTGGTAGCATGGTCGAT